TTTGACGACGGCTACATTGACCCTCGCGTTCTGCTTTTGATTCAGCGCACATCGACGGGCGTGTTGGTCTTTGACGAGATCGCGCACAGTAAACGGCTGGACGAAGAAAGCATCCGCGATCTGCTGGAACTGTGCGCCCGGATGTATGGCAAGGCGCTACCCGACGCATGGCCGACGATGACGAACACGGCGCGATCGGCGTGGGCGGTGGGCAATGGCGTCAAGCTGCCCGAGTTGGCCGTGGGCTCGACTGAGGCGGTTCAACTCATGCGCCGATTCCGCGAGGCCAACATCCCTGCGAGAGGCGGGACGCATCACATCGTGGACGGGATCAAGGTAGTCCGGCAACTGATCCTCGACGGTAACGGCGTGCGCTCGTTGCAGGTGAACCGGCGGTGTAAGGGGCTGATCGGCGAGATGACGAACACCTACCGCTACCCCGACGGCGTGCGGCGCGACAGTGAGAAGCCCGAGGACGGCGGGGATCACAGTTGCGATAGTTTACGTTACTGGTGTCACATGCGAAGTGGAAGGAGATAATCAACACATGCAAACCCCCGATCTTGACCGCCTCAGCGACGAAGTAAAAAACAGCCTTCTCGGGCATTTGGCGTTTCGCGGCGAGAGTGTCGGCGATATCCTGATAGCGTGCGTCAAGGGTTACGATACGTTCACGGCCTGGACATCGCGCCGGGTGTATTTCCCTGCAACCTATGACGGCGATGTCTGGGTGACATCCGTCCCGCGTGATCCGTGCGATTGGGCAATGGAGCCGGTCGGCGGCTGAGTATCCCCTCTCGCCCCCCCACCGCCTCACGCTTACACCGTGGGGCGGTTCGCTTGTACGCCATCCCCGATGAGACACTTTTTGCAGGATGACGGATCACAACAGCGGAGGGGCGAGCGCATGAACATATTCCAGCGGGCCGCATTGCGTCTCGCGGGCGTCACAATCAAAGACTTGCAGGCGCTTCACCCGGAGGCGTTCACGCGGGAACTACTCTACAGCGGCAACGCTGACCAAGCGAAGGACAGCACACCGCAGACCTCGAACGCCTACGACGAATACGCATCGCAGGCGTGGGTGTTCAAGGCCACCTCCACCGTTGCCCGGTCGTTTCGCTCTGTGCCGCTCTACGTCATGCGTGGCGAAGATTGGATCGAAGGCCACCCGGTAGAACTGCTACTCGCCAAGCCGAACCCGGCGATGTCAGGCTCTGCATTGTGGGAGCGCTGGATTACCGACGTGTATCTGGCCGGCGAGACTGGCATCGAAGTCACGCGCAACAAGCGTGGCGAAGTGGCCGAACTGTGGCCGCGTCAGGGGCAGACGGTGACGATTGACGCTGCATCGTCGCGCTACATGCGCGCCAACGGCTACACGATCAAGGACGGCGCCGGCGATCCCTACACGCTCAAGCCCGAAGAGTTTATCTGGTCGTGGCTCTACAACCCGCTGAGCGTGTGGCGCGGCCTCGGCGTCTACCAGGCGGCGGCGCTGGGGATTAACACAAGTAAGCAAGCGCAACGCTATGCGGCCAGCTTCTTCCGTGGCATGGCCCGGCCTGACTACGTGGTGACGACGCCCCAGGGCGTGACACGCACAGAGCAGGAGATGATCCTCGCGCAGATTGAGGCCATGACCAGCGGAAAGAATCGTGGCGTTGTCATGGAACAGGGCATCAGCGATATCAAGCCGCTGTCATTCCCGCCGAAGGATGTGATCTGGGAAACCATCATGGCCATGACCCGTGAGGAAATCGGGGCAGTCTCAGGCGTTCCCGGCGAGCTGATGGGCGACAAAAGCGCGACGTATGAGAACCGCAACGAGGCGGTGAAATCCTTCTGGAATGACACGATCCGCCCACTGTGCGACTGGCGTGACGAACACCTCACCGCATTCTTCCGCAGCATCGGCGCGATTCGCCCAGACGAGGAAATCGAATCCGACTACAGCGACGTGGAGGCGTTGGAGCAGTCCTATGCCGACCGGCTGACGTATGCGCAGGGGCTGATCGGGCTGGGCGTTACGTTGCGCGACGCAAACGAGATGTTTGACCTCGGCATCCCGGATGCCAGTCTCGCAGCTGCTGATGCGCCCGCGCCCGAGCCACCCGCACAAGCGCCGCCAAACACCCCGCCAGACGCGCCAGCAGCCCCGCCACAAGGCGACAACGCGCCACCCGCGCCCAACACCCCCGACACGCCACAGAAGGCCCTCACACGCGCGATGCCGTGGCCCGCGTATGGCAGCGATGAGCACAAGGCCATGTTGGACGTGTGGGAGAAGGCGCTCGCCCCGCGTGAGGCGCGAATGCGGCAGGCGCTGAAGCAGTTGTTCAGTGAGCAAGAGAAGGACGTGTTGCGGCGGATCGCGGCGCCGGGCAAGTCGGCAGATGACGCGGCGAAAGCGCCGTTTGACCTCGCCAAGTGGATCAGGCTGTTTCGTGTCAAGCTCTCCCCGCATATTCGCCTGACCCTGGCCGAAGCCGGGCGCGACGCGATGAACGATCTCAACATCGGCGTCTCGTTCGACGTGTCCGAGCCGAAGGTGCTGGACTACATGCGCGCGCGGGAGAACCTCATCAAGGGCGTGGTCGAAAAGACATTCGACGACCTGAAGCGCGACATCTCGGAGGGCATCGACGCGGGCGAATCGATAGACAAGATCGCCGCACGGGTGCAGGAGCGCATGGGCCCGATAGCCGACAGCCGCGCAACGATGATCGCGCGGACCGAGGTTATCGGCGCATCCAACGGCGGCAAGGTGCTGGCATGGCAACAGTCGGGCGTCGTCACCGGCAAGCGCTGGCTGGCGTCAACGTCGCACATGGGCGCGAACGATCCTAACCCGGTGCGTGATTCGCACGTCGAGGCGCACGGGCAGGAAGTCGGGATTAACGAGGCGTTCCAAGTGGGCGATGGCGAAGGACTCGCGCCGGGCCAGATTGGGCTGCCCGAAGAGGACATCAACTGCCGGTGCACCATGCTCGCCGTCACCGATCAGGGGCGCGGCATGAAGGCGCTGGCCGTGCCTGAGCCCGAGCAGGCGGCACCGTTCGAGACGCACCAGCCGATCAACGTAACGGTAAGCGTAGCCGCGCCGGTGGTGAACGTGACGAACCAGACACCGGCCCAGCCCGCGCCCGTCGTCAACGTTGCGGCGGCAGAGGTGAACATCCCCGAGCAGCCCGCGCCAGTGGTAAACGTGAGCATCCCTGAGGCGAAGGAACAGCCCGCGCCCGTGGTGAATGTGTCACTCCCCAGGGCCACGAGTCAAACGCAGACCGTTAACCGCGACGAACAGGGCAACATCATCAGCACCACGACGCGGATTAACTACGGGGGTGAGTGATGCCGAGCCTGATATACAACTCCCTCCTTGAGGACATCGCCACGGGCGCGGTAGACCTCAATTCGGACACGTTCAAGGCGATGCTCGTCACCGACTCGTATACGGCAGACAAGGACGCCCACACGAAGCGCAGCGACATCACCGGCGAGGCGGTGGGGACTGGCTACACCGCGGGCGGGGCAACGGTTACGGCGACGGTGACGAAATACACGGCGACCGACCGGGTAGATGTCGTGTTCTCAAATCCATCATGGGCGGCGTCAACGATCACGGCGCGGGGGTTGGTCATATACAAATCGCGGGGCGGCGCGTCGTCTGCGGATGAACTCGTGGCCTACGTTGACTTCGGCTCAAACATCGCCAGCACAAGCGGGACGTTTGCGGTAACGCTCTCCAGTCCGCTACGTTTCCAGAACTGAGGTTTACAGATGGCAATCACAACGCGAGATGGAATCATCGCAGGGGTAAAGGTTCCCGAGGATATTCTCAAAGTGGGCGCGGCGACTGTGGCGGGGCGGTTCTACTCCCCGTTCTACGTGGCTGGCAGGCCCGGCGCGGCGGCGGCAAACGTGGCCGGGACAAGCGGACTTGCCCTTACATCCTACGCGGGGCAAATCCCATTCTCCAACCCGGTGAGCGGGAATACCTATCTGGCGCGGTTCTCTGCGACTGTGAACGTAGCCGGGACGCTTGTTCTGTGTGATCGGCTCTGGCACAACTCGGGCCTGTCCGCAACGTCGAACACGCTGCAAAGTTTCACCTCTGCGGCATGGCCCGCCCGCGATATGGACGGCTCGACAAACGGGCGCGGGGTGATGATCGGCTTCGAGGTGTCTACCGTCATGGGCGCGGGAACACCAACATTCAAGCTCGACTACACCAACAGTGCGGGCACGCCGGGGCAGACGATCACCACGGCGGCACAGTCTACGACGATGGCGGTGGGGTCATTTATCCCCATTGAACTCGCGGCGGGGGATGTTGGGGTGAGGACGATAACGGGATGGACGCTCTCGGCGACGATGACGAGCGGGGCATACCACCTCGTGGCGTATCGCCCGATCGCGTCAGTGGACATCGCTACCGGCAACATCGGGAACGCGATTAACTACCTCACGTCGGGTTTCCCGCGCCTGTATGACAATACCGTGCCGTTCTTTCTGTGGCTGCCATCAACGACTACAGCGCCGATCATCCGCGCCCAGATTGTCTACACGCAGGGGTAGCCTGTGGCGATTGAGCGCCAGTATCCCGCCCAAGAGACGACGCTAGACAGCGTGCCCTCATGGGACTCCCTCGGAAGCCAAATCGATGGCATAGAGACGGAGGCGCTATTCGACGTAGCGGCCGCGCCTGGCGTTGCGGTCGGTGACATTGGGACTGTCACCGTTTCGGCTGTATTCGGCTCTGCGGTTGAACTGACGCCGAACGCGGAACGGAGAGAGACACAGGTCGAGGCGTCAATCCCCAGCGATGGCTCGTGGGATTCACTCGAAGGCCAGATAGACGGTATTGAATCCGAGGCGCTATTTCTCGGGCGCGTGGATGCGTCGGCCAGTGGTGAGATTGGGACGGTAACGGTCTCGGGTATCGCTGGCACGGCGGCAGGCAACGCCGAAGCGGCGGGCGAGATTGGGACGATCACCATATCGGCAATTGAAGGGACGGCGACGGGCGAGACGATGGCAACGGGCAGCAGGGGCGGGCGCTCCTATCGCTGGTTGATCAACAGCCCGCCTCTCGCCTCACCGGTGGGCGCGTGGATACGCCAACGTGAGGAGGAGGAAATACTCCTCCTCGGACAATGAGACACTACCAAACGACGGAGTAAATCATGACGCAATACAAAGCGGTTACGGTCACCTCAAAGGCGCTGGACGCTCAGGCGGGACTCTATGAACTCATGGCATCCACGGAGTCTGTTGACCGACAGAACGACGTGCTGGTGTCCACTGGCGCAGACCTGAGCAACTATCGCCGGAATCCGGTTGTGTTGTGGGCGCATGATTACTCGCGGCTTCCCGTCGCCCGCGCCGTGGAGATCGACGCCGTTCCAGGTGTCGGCCTCCGCGCCAAGATGGAATTCGCCCCGGCTGGCGTTGACGCGCATATCGATGCCGTCCGCAAACTCTGGGAACTCGGATTCTTGAACGCGGCCTCAGTCGGCTTCACGCCGAAGGCAGGCACGCCAACGGGCAAGGGAGGCACGCGATACACCGACTGGGAGCTGCTCGAGTTCAGCATCGTGCCCATCCCCGCCAACGCGGACGCGCTGCGGCTGGCTTTCGATGGGGCGGTGCAGAAGTCGGGCCGGGTTCTGTCGGCCAAGAACGAGAGTGCGCTACGGGCGGCGGTTGACACGCTACTGAGTGTCCTCTCGCAGTTGGACAAGCCAGAACCAGAACCCATGACGGATTCCGTCAAAGAGAACGAACTACCGGAGGACACGCTTACCGAGCTGGCCTCCATTGTGAAGGAGATACATGACTACTACGCTCGATGATCTGAATAAGACAATCACCGACCTGCGCGATGTTATCGCGTCAAACACGAACAAGACCGGCTCGCTTGACAAGAGCACGCTTGATCTGGATTCGATGACCAAGACCTTTACCACGGTTCTTGACAAGTGGCATGCGACCAAGACCGGCGAGGCGATCCGCAAGGGCGAGAACGCCGGGCCGTTGGGCAACGAGAAGCCCAGCGAGTTTGCCCAGTCGGGCAAGTTTGCCGGCAAGCGGATTGACGAACTCCAGTTCACGGACTGGCTGCTAAGCAAGGCGAAGGCCGCGGATATGCCGGTCAAGCCCGCCAGCAAGGAACTCAAAGACACCATTGCGAAGGCACTTACGGCGACCGGCGCGGGCACGGGCGACGAATACGTGCCGACCGGCATGGCCGCTACACTCTGGAATGACTTCTTCCTAGCCTCTCGCGTTGGTTCGCAGTTCGCCAACTTCGACATGCCCACCGATCCCTTCGACTGGCCGCTGTCCTGGGGGCCGATCACGTTCCGCAAGGGCACGCAGAACACCGCGACTACGGCCACCGACATGGCGACGGCTAAGAGCACATTCACCGCTACCGAGTTGGTCGGTGAGGTGGACTTCGCCTACAACCTTGACGAGGATGCCGTCATCGCCGTTATGCCGACTCTGCGCGAGGAAATCGCTCGAGGCGGGGCCGACTACATCGACAAGTTCGTCATGAACGCGGACAGCACGAACGCGGCCACCGGCAACATCAACTTGGACGATGCCGACCCGGACGATGACAGCTACTACCTGAGCGCGGGGCAGGATGGGCTGCGCCATCAAATCATCGTTGACAACACCTCCCAGGCGACGGACATCAACACCACGCTGACCGACGCCCTGCTTCGGGCGGCGTGGGCCAAGATGGGCAAGTATGGCACGGACGTTGGGCGCCTGATCATGTTTGCCGATCCGAAGACCTACCTCGTTTCGCTGATGGGTCTTACCAACGTTGTGACGTGGGACAAGTTTGGGCCGCAGGCCACCACGCTCACCGGGCAGCTTGGCGCGTGGAGCGGCATTCCCATCGTTCCGACCTCTGCGATCTCGCTGGCTGAAGACGACGGCAAGCTGTCCACGACCGGGAGCAACAACGATGAGGGAACGGTTCTGATTGCGCATCGGGACTTCTGGAAGGTCGGCTACAAGCGCAAGCTCATGATGGAGGTCTACCGCGACATCCAGAAGCGGAGTATCGTCATGGTCGCCTCGTTCCGAATCGCCATCGGCACTCGCGGGACGCGGAGCACCAACACCCACACGGCCGGCGCGTTCGGCATCACCTACTAGGAGGGCGACATGGGAGATACATTCAATCCGAAGTTTGGCGCGATCTGCCAACTTCAGTTTGTCAAGTCGAACATCGACACGGGCGCAAGCTCGACGAACAGCTACATGACGCTGGCCTCGGGCGTGAACACCGGCATGACGATGCCCTACGCTGGGAGCATCGTCGCGCTGAGTGTGAGCGCAAATGCCAACGTCACAACGGCGACGGTTGCGTTCAACGCCCACAACGGCGGGACGGCCTACGCGCAAGCGTCGGGGATCACCACGACCTTGACGACTGCGGCCGGTTCGTCCAACGCGGGGTATTCGTCCGTCCGGGCGGGTGTCCTGACGTTCGCGGCGGGTGACAAGATCGGCGTGAACTACGCCAGCGCGACGAACTACGCGGCGACAACGGTTGACTATGACGTGGTGCTTCACTACGTCTTGAATCCGGTTTAACCGGAGGGGTGACGATGGCCGGAACAGATCAGGGATGGGGCAAGGTGTTTATCGCCAGTCGGCGTGAGAAGCAAGTGATGGCCGAGTTTACGGAGCACTTCGACCTCATGCTGGCGACGGGGATACGGCGCGGCGACTCATACTCAATCTGTTCTGGCCGTCCCGCTCACTGGGCGGCGAACGAACTCGTTGAGCGGTTCTTGCAGAGCGAATGCGATTCGATCCTCTGGATTGACTCGGACGCGAAGATCGACGGCGACACGCTGGCCCGGTTGCGCGATCTCGAAGAGGGCTGGGAGTACGACATCCTCAGCGCGTTCTATTGCAGACGCGGCTGGCCTCCAGAAGCGATCTGGATGCAGCGCATGGCCGATGGCAACTATCGCAACGTGGCGGTATTGCAAGAGGTGACGTTGCCCGTGGATGCAGTGGGCTTGCACTTCTGCCTCATGCGGCGCAAGGTGTTTGAGATATTGCCCGGCCCGGATTGGTTCTGGTATCCGAAGCGGACGGACGCGAAGGAACATCGCAAGTCTGAGGACGTGGCGTTCAGCGAGATAGCGCAGGCGGCGGGGTTCAAGCTCGGCTCAACGTCGAAGGTTACAACGGGCCACTACTCGACAATCCCGACCGGATACGAGACGCATCACGATTGGCTGAGGGCGAACCAGCTAGTTGAGAAGTTCGGCGTTGACCCGGTGACGGGCGTGCCGAAAGTTCCCGACGCATACGCACAAGCCAATGGGCTAAACGGAAAACATGAACCTGCTTTGTCTGTCTGACTTCAACCAAGGCGAGATCGCGGCGAAGGCCGGCGACGTGCGCTGGTTCGCGCCCATCGTCGCGGATCGCCTGATCGACTCCTGGCCGGCATGCTGGGCGGTTGCGCCTATCGTCACGGTGGAGGAAGTCGTCACCGAGGCCATCGCCGCGCCGCCCATCGACAAAATGATCCACGCGCCCGCGAAGGCGAAGGGCAAGCGCAGGGGGTAACACATGGCGATTGTGAACGGTTACACTACGCTTGCAAAACTCCGGGCGAAGCTGACGATCCCGACTGCGGACACGGCAGATGACGCAATGTGCGAGGACATCGTCGAAGCGGTCTCGCGTTGGATCGACGCCTACACCGGGCGCATCTTTTACACGACATCATCCGAGACGCGGGTATACACGCCCACGACGCCGCTACTGTGCATTACAGACGACATCGCCACGATTACCAGCGTCAAGATTGATAGCGGCTCGCGGGCCTACGGCACGACGCTCGCCAGCACGGACTACGATACGATCCCATTCAACACCGCGGCGAAAGTCACGCCGATCATGGGCCTGCAAATCGCGCCCAACGGGACACAGCGGTTCTACCCGACGATCGCCAAATCGGTGCAGGTAGTCGGCACGTTCGGCGTGCCCGCGTCCTGCACATGGCTGGAGCAGGTGCGCGAGGCGTGCGAGATTCAGGCCAGCCGGATTTACAAGCGCAAGGATTCGCCGTTTGGCGTGACAGGGCAAAATTCCTTGGGCCAGCCGACCATAATCTCTGACCTCGACGCCGACGTTAAAGCGCTGCTGGCCTACCCTATTCGGAGGCTGGTTCCCGCGTCATGATCGACATGAGCGTGAGCGTATCCGGATCGTTCAATCTGCCCAACTCGCAGGAGATGGCCGGGGCGATTCGGCGCGGGATGACAAAGGTGGCATTCACCATCGCCAATCAGGCCACGCAAAACGCGGACGGACGGCCCGGGCCGCGCATCGTTACCGGGCGCTTGCGATCCTCCATCACCGGGCGAGTATCGGGTGACGGCATGAGCGCGGTCATCGGCTCGAATGTCGAATATGCGCCCCGGATCGAGATGGGATATCGCGGGCCGGAGAGCGTGAAGGCCCATACGCGGACGATACGGCAGGCATTTGGGCGGCCTATCGCCCCGCGTGAGATTCAGGTATCGGCCTTCACGCGGACGGCCAACGCGCCCGCGTATCCGTTCCTGCGGCCAGCAGTCGAATACGCACAACGCATCCACGCGATAGAGGACATCCTCCAGGCCGAGATCGATAAGGCGGTGAACTCATGACACCCGAGGCAGTGGTAGCGCGGCTCCAGACAATCGCGGGCACGGTGACGGGCATCCGCAACGCGCCCGCCACGCTGCCCGATCAAATCGCCATGTTCCCGGCCGCGATCAGTTACCTCGAATCGTTCGAAGAGGATGCGGGGATGGTCGGCTCTGACAACGTAATCTATACGGCGGTCACTGAGCTACACGTCGCGCGCAAAGACCTGCCCCGCGATTACGCGGTGCTTGACGGGATGGCCGCGCTATTCGTCACGGCAGTGCGCTCAGACTCGCGGAGTAACACGGCGGGGACGCTGGGCGTTATCGCGTCGGCCATCGGCAACGCAACCGGGAGCCTGGGCGCGTCATCGTGGGACAAACAAGATACGCTCGCATGGTCTATCCGCGTTCCGTTCAAGATTCAGAGTTAATGAGACACTAGCCGCAGAGGTGAAACGAGATGCCAGCATTTAACACGCGCAAAGTTCAAAGCAAGCGAGAGACCGCGCTCACGTCCGCATCAGCCGCTACCGCGATTCTCGCGGGCCTTGACGCGGCGAGCATCGAGTGGGGCGGGCGCAACCGGCAGAAGAAATATCTCACCGGTTCTCTCAACCCCGCCGACATCTTTCAGCAGACATCGGACGGCGCGAAGATCAAGATCAGCGGAGACCTGTCCATCGAGGATGGCCCGATCCTGATCGACTCGGGCCTCGTGGCCGGCACGTCAGGCGCAAGCGTAGGCGGGGTCTACACCTTCAGCGGCGCGTTCCCTCTCGCGGCGGCGGCAACCGTCACGCCCAGGACGCTGGAATTTTATGATGGGAGTGACACGAATTGTTACGAGGCGAACGGCTGCATCATTACCGGATTCCAACTCGCGGGTAACGCCGGCGTTGATCAGGTGGTGACGTTCTCGGCGGATTGGGAAGCCTGCGCCGTGTCGGTGCAGACGGTGACAAGCCTCTCGACTGTTCGCACGCCGACCACGATTCCGACTGGCAAAGTCGCCTTCTATAGCGATACGGCCGGCGTGACAAGCGGCTACACGCCGACGGCGGCGACGGGAACGCTAGTCGGTTGGACGCTGGCGGTTGGCAACGTTGTACACCTGAAGAAGTTCCAAGACGGCTCATTGTCGCCCACGGCCTACGGCGGCGATACGCCCGACATCACGCTAACGACACAGTTGGAAGTGAACAGCACGGAGCGGGCATACGTGGCGGCGAACCTCACGCCGGGCGCTATCAAGGCCTTGCAAATCGTCGGCACGGCCAGCACGTCGAACAGCTTCACGATCAAAGGCCCATTCGATCCTGTGACCGTCTCGCCCGTGTTCAGCGAGGACAGGGACGGCAACAGCATCGTATCGATCACATGGGAGCCGCGCCTCGACACAAGCACGACCAACGGCGCGTTCACCAACTCGCTCGGCGGGTTCTACATCGGGCGCACGTCAACCAGTGCCCACCCGGATGCGTAGCCTATGACTGAAATACCCAAACTCGACAGGCCCGTTTATGCGCCGCTCGATCTCGGGACGCTTGACGCGCAACTTCAGGGGGTGGAGTTGCGCGTTTTGCGTAACCCGACGATTCGATTCAGGGCAGGGTTCCGGGCCGCATCGCTCAACCCTCAGGGCGATGACTGGGGGCCATACGTCGCCGCGATCCTTGACGTAAAGCCCGATGCGCTGATGGACGCGATAGGCGATCTTGAGCAGAGCGTAGCGCAGGCGCTATTCGTCACCACGTTTGAGGGCTTCGACGCGGAGGCGGTGAAGTTTACCGGCGAGAATCCCGCCTACATCCTGCGCGTGTGGGACGACTACGCGGCCGAGAAGCGAAAAGCCTACGGCGGGCGCTCCTAGCCTGGCGCGCCCCGAGGTCTAAGGGGTTGCGCGTGAGTGCCCGCCTGACGCAAGCGCTGATTGTGGGCGAGCTGAACAGGTTCTACGGCTGCGCGTTGGGTCTGGATGAGACACTGGACATGGAAGAGGCGTTTGTCGATGAACTACTCGAAACCGCAAGGGCATTAACCAGTGGCGCAAAATAACACCGTCCAGTACACCATCACCGCGAAGGATCAAGCCTCGCAGGTGTTCTCTGGCGTTGCCGCAAAGGTAAAGGGCAGCGTTGAAAACATCGAGAAGGGCATCCAGAACCTGTCGAAAACTGCCTCGGCTGGGATGGGCGCTCTGTCCGGCGACTTCTCGAAACTCGGCGACGCGATTGGGGGGATAGGCGGGCCAGCGGCGGCGATGGGCGCGGCGGTAGTCGGGGCGCTCGGCAGCATGATAACCAAGACGATGGAGGCATCGGAGGGGTTCCGCAAGCTGTCGGAGCGGACAGGCGCATCCGTCGAATTTCTAAGCGGGTTTACTCAGGCGGCAGACGATATGTTCATCTCTGCCGAGACGGTCAGCGCATCGCTCACGATCTTTGCCAAGAAACTAGGCGGCGCTGAGGATGCGATGGACGGGAGCGGCGTCAGCGCAGGCGCGTTCGCTAAGAAGTTGCAGGAGATCGGCATCAACTCCGATGACGTAGAGGAGTCTTTAGGGCAGGTGGCCGACCGGTTCGCGGGCATGAAGGACGGCACAGAAAAGACTGCCCTAGCCGTGCAACTGTTCGGCAAACAGGGTGTGGAAATGATTCCCATCCTGAACAAAGGGCGCGACGGTATCCAAGAAATGACGGCAGCGGCGAAGGAACTGGGCCTCGTCATGACGACCGAAACAACGCAAGCGGTCACCCGGCTAAAGCAGGTGCTCGACAATCTCAGCGACCGGGCCGAGGGCGCGGCGTTGAATATGGGCAAGGGGCTAGTCAAGGCGGCGGCTGATGCGGGAGAGGCGTTTCTAAAATTCGACGATAAGCAGCGCGTCATGTGGCAGCGTGCGGACGCTGACAACTGGCTCGGCATGACGCTCCGGGTATACAAGACGTTCACGGAAGTGAACGATAAGATGGTCAAGACCCT